ACAACAACTTTAGGAAACCCAATTTTATCTACTAATGATTTTGTAGGAATAACTGGTCAAGGATTAACAGTAGGTTTAAATTCTTTTATACCTTCAACTACTAATTTAATTTCTATTGTAGGACGAGCCGCTAATACTAATACAGGTTCAATTATAATTAGTTCTCAACAAATATTAGATGTTACTGGTCAAGAACTTACAATGACATTAGCTTCAGTTGTAACTAGCACAGGGAACACAGTAAGTGTTGCAGGACAACAAATGACTGTTATACCTGCTACATTAAGATTTTGGGATCCAATTCCTCCTGGAGGAAATGTTACATGGACTGATATTACTACAGGAAATACGACTACTTGGACAAATATTTAGTAATTTACAAAATAACAAAATAGGAGTATAAAATTATATGGCTTCATCTTATTCATCAGACCTTAAATTAGAGCTTCAAGCTACTGGAGAAAATGCTAGTACTTGGGGAGATAAAACTAATAATAATCTAAATTTAATACAACAAGCAATATCTGGTTTTCAGTCTATTGATGTAGCTAGTGCTGATGTTACTTTAGCAATGACAGATGCTTCTATTTCTAATGCTAGAAATATGATATTAAAATTCACTGGAACTCTAGCAGCAGCAAGACAAGTTTTAGTTCCAAATGGAATAGAAAAATTTTACATATTACAAGATGCTACTACTCACGGTGGAAATACTTTAACTTTTAAAACTGTAGGTGGAACTGGTTTTACTTTAGAACAAGGTAAAATAAGTGCAGCTTTTTCAGATGGAACTAATATAACTGAAATTGCTTTAAATACTTTACAAGGAAGTATAGGAACTGCACAAATTGCTGATAATGCAATTACAACAGCAAAAATTTTAGATAGTAATATTACAACTGCAAAAATTGCAGATGACGCAGTTACAACTGCAAAAATTTTAGACAATAATATTACTTCTGCAAAAATTTTAGACGGTGCAGTAATTACAGCTAAACTAGGAACTGATGCAGTAACTGCTGCAAAACTTCAAAGAAAATTTACAATAAGTACTTCAAGTCCATCGGGTGGAAGTGATGGAGATATTTGGTTTAAATATTCATAGGAATTAAAATGGCTGTTTACAAGTTTTATTATTCAACTAATGAAATAACAAGTCTAGAAGAAATTTATACGTCAAATTCTAATATAAAAAATGTAGAAGAAGTTTTTAAAAATGAAAAAGGTAATGTTACTTTGGTAAAAAGAATTGATATTTTAGAAGATCCAGATCAAATTAATACTGATGAAGCATTAGGATATACGAGATTATAATGGCTAATACTTATGGTAAAGTATCAGGAACATTTCAAGAGATAGTCAACGCATATGGAAAAGTATCAGGCGTTTGGAAAGAAGCAGACGAAATTTATGGTAAAGTATCAGGCGTTTGGAAATTAGTCTTTGCAGCATTTACTCCAGGTTCAATTCAAACATTAAGTTCTGGTTCTGGAACTTTTACAGTTCCTCAAGGTTCTAATGCAATTCATATTCAAGCTTCAGTAGGAGGAGGTGGAGGTTCTATTAAAGGAGCAGATTATGATAAAGCAGGTGGAGAATCATCAGGAGCTGGTGGTGGATCAGGAGCTTATATATCTGATAAAGTATTTAGTGTTACACAAGGAGAAACTTTATCGTATTCAATTGGCGCAGGTGGAGCAGCTAATAATAGTGGAAATCAATTTAATCTTTCAGCAAGTGGGGGTGCAAGCACTACCTTATCTGGATCAAATGCAGGAGCTTTATTTACTCTTGGAGGAGGTGGAGGATCAAGTGGATTGAACGGAGGTGTTAAAGGACCATTAAGAAGTAATTCATCTGGATCCGCAGGATCAGCAACTATTAATGGAACTGCAATTACATCTGGAACTTTTAGAGATTCAAATGGTTCAACTGTAAATGTAACAAGTTTAAATGGTGGACCAGTTGGAACTTTTAATCAATCAGGTAATGGTTCGGTAGGAGCTAATAATGGAAACTGTGGTGGAGACAACTGTAGAATTAATGGTTCAGATGGTGGTAATTCTTATGCAGGAAATATAAGTGGTGGAACTGGTGGATCTTCTTCAGGATCAGGAACTGCAGGTGGCCCGGGAACTAGAGGTTCTGGTGGAGCTGGTGGATCTGCTCAAGTAAATGGTGGTCGTACAAATGGTGGTAATGGTGGTAATGGAGAACTTCAATATAGATTTCTTCGTGTACAATAAATGTTTTTACAACCAAAAAAAATTGTATTTAATAGTTTAATAAAAAAAGTTATAATAAAAGATATTAAACCTAATCAAGAAAATAATAATCAAGAATTAATAGATCAACTTGAAATTGATATTAAACTTAATGGTTTACTATGTCCGTTAGTTATAGATACTAATAATATTTTACTAGATGGTCATCATAGATACGAAGCAATTAAAAATTTTTGCACAGAAACTGAAGCTTATATAGTAAAAGATAATGATATGGAAAAATTTATATCTAAATTAAATAGCTATATATGGTTTGATTCTATGGGAAAATTAGATGGAGACAGCTAGAATATTAGGCTCTTTAATAGGAATTTCTAAATTAAATAATTTTGAAGAAATTAATAATGAATTAATACCTATAATTGAAAAAGAAATATGTCCTCCTAAATTTAGAAATAAATATTATGAGTCACATAAAACAGGTTATTCTTTTACATCTGATAAAGCTGGTCCTTTATTAGATTCATTCGAAGTTCTTTATGGAGATCAGTTACAGCTTAATAAAAAATTTAATAAATTTTTTAATTCTTTACAAATTAATTTAAATATATTTTTAAATAATTTAAAGTATAAAAATGTTAATTATTATATAACAAAATCTTGGGTAGCTTACACTGAAAAAGGAGAACACATATCAGCACATGATCATGGAGCTAGTCATTTTAGTTTTGTTTATTACATTTTAAAAAATAAAAATCATTCATCAATAACATTTTATGAACCAAATCAAAGATTTTATATGCCAGATGCTACAGAGTGGAATGATCAAAATCATCAAAATTTATTAATAAATAATGAACCTGGTCAATTAATTATTTTTCCTAGTTCTTTAAAACATGGAACTGAAAAAACAGAAGAATCCTCTCCTCGTATTTCAATAAGTGGTGATATTATAATGACTTCTAAAGTAAATACTATAAGTGAGATTTTAATACCTAATCCAGATACTTGGAAAAAGCTGTAAAATAGGCTTACTTCTTTCTTTTATTTAATATATAATAACAAAAAAATAGTATAAATTTATGCCATTAACTCAATTAAATTTTCAACCTGGAATAGATACTGAAAACACACCTACAGGTGCTGAAAGTAAATGGATTAATTGCGATAAAGTAAGATTTAGAAAAGGTCTACCACAAAAAATAGGTGGATGGACTAAATTTAGTACTGGTTATTATGTTGGTGTAGGACGAGCTTTAGAACAATGGTTTGGTTTAGATGGTGGTCGTTACGAAGCTCTTGGAACAGATAGAAAAATTTATGTTTATGCTTCAGGTACAAGTCAAGATATTACTCCTATTAGATCAACTGATTCATTAACTAATGCAATAAGTACTACAGCTGGTAGTAATTCAATTACTATTATGGATACTGGTCATGGAGCTTCTCAAGGAGATTTTGTAACTTTAAGTAATGTTACAGCTACAGTAGGTGGAATTCCAGCTACAACTCTTGATGCTGAATATGAAATATTAACTATATCAAACACAGATGCTTATGTTGTTCAAAGTAGTGCTACAGCAAATGCTAATGTTGCACCTACAGCTAATTGTACTGCAACTTATCAAATAGGTATAGGTCCACCTATTCAAACTTTTGGTTTTGGTTGGGGATCAGGTACTTGGAATACTGGAACATGGGGAACTGCTAGATCATCATCTAATGTAGTTCTTGATGCTCGGTTATGGTCTATAAATAATTGGGGAGAAGATTTAATTATTACTCAAAAAGATGGAGCAACTTACGAATGGAATTTATCTGGTGGAATGACTAATAATAGATGTACAGCAGTTGCTAATGCACCTTCTAATTCTACTCTTTCAATGATATCTACAGAAACTAGACACGTAGTATGTTTAGGTACAGAAACTGAAATTGGAAATACAGCAAGTCAAGATAAAATGTTTATACGTTGGTCTGATCAAGAAAATTATAATCAATGGTTACCTAACGTAGTCAATTCCGCAGGATCACAAAGAATTGCTGGAGGAAGTGAAATACGTTGTGCAAAACCTGCTAAAGGAACTATGCTAGTATGGACAGATACAACAATGAATTCAATGTCTTTTATTGGTCCACCTTTTATATTTGGTTTTAGACAATTAGGTAATGACTGTGGAGCTGTTGGTCTTAACTCTGCAATAGTAATAGATGATGTAGCTTACTGGATGTCTGATGGACAATTTTTTAGATATGCAGGATCAGTTCAAGAAATACCTTGTCCTATACTTAATCATGTCTTTGACGATATTAATAAAGCTCAATACTCACAAGTCTATGCTGGTCAAAATTCTAACTTCTCTGAAGTAATATGGTATTATTGTTCTAGCTCCGTGGATCAAATTGATCGTTATGTAATTTATAATTATTTAGAAAACTCTTGGTATTTTGGAACTATGAATAGAAGTACTTATCAAGATAATGGAGTTGAATTAAATCCGTTAGCTTCTGAATATTTTCCTAATTCAAACTCAACAAGTATAAGTACAATTAATGGTGTAACTAATGGAAGAAGTATTATCTATGCTCAAGAATCAGGAGTAAATGCTGATGGACAACCTTTAGCTTCATTTATACAATCTGGTGATGGCGATATAGCAGATGGTGAAACTTTTAGTTTTATTAATAAAATTATACCAGATTTTAAAAATCAAACTGGTAATGCAACTATTACTTTAAGAGTAAAAGATTATCCTAATGATACTGCTACAATAGGCGAAACTTTAACTGTAAGTAATACTACAAGTTTTTTAAATACTCGTATTCGAGGAAGACAAACTAATGTAAAAATAGAAAATAGTGCTCTAGATGATAATTGGAGATTTGGAACATTAAGAGTAAACATAAAACAAGATGGAAAAAGATAAATA